GCCTATCGCATCGCCGACAATAAGCTCACGGAACTCGGCAGCTGGGATCAGGCGCTCCTCTCCGGAGAACTTCAAAGCCTGCTGGCCGATGATTTCGACTTGTCGCTGGTTGGCTTTTCCGACGGCGAACTCGACAAGCTTCTCGCCTTCGATCCTGAAGCGGCCGAGGGAGGCGCGCAGGCCAGTGGGTCGACGCCGCCGCTGACGATTCCCGAGCCGCCCCGCAATCCGGCATCGCGCACGGGCGATCTTTGGATCCTCGGCGACCACCGGCTTCTTTGCGGTGACAGTACCAGCCACGCTGATGTGCGCCGCCTGATGAATGGCGAGCGCGCCGTGCTGTTCGCAACCGATCCGCCCTATCTCGTAGACTATGATGGCTCGAACCATCCAACCCGGAACAAGGACTGGTCGGAGTCCTACGGCGTGACGTGGGACGACAGTTCTCAGGGCGCCGAGCTCTATGACAATTTCATCGCAGCGGCTGTGGCTGAAGCAATCACCGATGACGCCGCCTGGTACTGCTGGCACGCATCACGCCGGCAAGCCATGCTGGAGGCGTGCTGGGAGAAAGCCGGCGCCTTCGTCCATCAGCAGATCATCTGGGTGAAGGACCGTGGCGTTCTCACCCGGTCGCATTACCTCTGGAAGCATGAGCCTTGCTTCATGGGCTGGCGTCGCCCGAACCGGCCGCCGAAAGTGGCCGAGGAGACGCTGCCGTCGACGTGGGAGCTGCCGAGTTTCGCGAGAGACGAGCGCCCGGATCATCCGACGCCGAAGCCGCTCGACGCCTTCGGAATTCCGATGCGCCAGCACGTGGCGCGTGGCGGGCTCTGCTACGAACCATTTTCAGGCTCCGGCTCGCAGATCATGGCCGGTGAAGCCAACGCTCGCCGCGTCTTTGCGATGGAGATCAGCCCGGCCTATGTCGATGTCGCCGTGGAACGGTGGCAAGCGCAGACGCGCGGCGTCGCAATCCTGGACGGGGACGGCCGAAGCTTTGACGTGATCAAAGCCGAGCGGCTTGGAGCCAATCCTACGACGGAGGCGGCATGAAGCAGTCACGACGCATGTCGCTGGTGGAATCGCTTGCCAATGTCGCGGTCGGCTACGGCGTCGCCGTGCTGACCCAGATCGTCGTCTTTCCGTTCTTCGGGCTTCACGTGTCGCTCGCCGACAATCTCGTGATGGGCGCAGTGTTCACCATCGTCTCGATTGCGCGGTCATTTACGCTGAGACGCGTGTTCGAGGAGTTCCGGATGAGATCTGAAAGCAGAAGCGCCGCCAGGCTTTGATGCCTGACGGCGTCTATCGTTGGCGTGTCATGCGATCCTGTAGACGCGCCCCCGGCCGTCGATCTTTTCCGACGTTACGTCGAGGCTGAGCTTCTTCTTGAGCGCTCCGGCAATCGCCCCGCGAACCGTGTGGGCTTGCCAGCCGAACGCGACGACGATCTCCTCGATGCTGGCTCCTTCGGGACGCCGGAGCATTTCGATGAGCTTGGCCTGCTTGCTGTCTGCGCGCTTGCGCGTTTTGGCTGTGCGGTCAATCTCAGGGGCCGTGTGCGGCTTGGGTTCCTCGCCAGCCGCGATGTGGGCGTTCTCCGGCTCGATGCCAATGGCGGTCAGCCCTTGCTCGGTGATTGCGAGCGTGACGCCATGGCCGTCGCCGGTTTTGCGCCAGACCGGTTCGCCGGTCCGCGTGTCGGCGTCGATTTCTTCGAGCAAGCCCTGCTTGAGCAGCGACGAAACAACTTTTTGCGCCGCGCCGCCCTTGAGGTTCTGCGGCAAAGGTAGCGCCAGGAAGTTCGCGCGCTGGGCGGCGGCGGTGAGAATGACGAGCTGCGTGTCGGAAAGCTTCATGGTGGGATCCTTTTGGTCTGGGCGGCGTCCGCGACCATCGCGGCGCTGCTAGGACCCCAAGCCCCGCCGGCAATACCGGTCGGGGCTGTGAGTGCGCCGCGCGCTCGTCAGTCGGCGTGTTCACCTTCCTTGAAGGCGCTGTCGGTGATGCGCTTCAGCAGCTCTGCGTAGTGGGCAAGGGTTCCGACATGCCCCCAATGGATCTCCTCAGGGGCGTAGTCGAAATGGTCATCGCTGAGTGCCTGCAGGCGTGCGAGCGCTGCGTCGATTTCGGCCTTCCTGGCGATGAAAGCGTCGAGGGCGGTCTGCTTGGCGGCGGTCTTGGTCATGGCGCTCTCCTGCGCTTGATTGTGGCTCCATACAGGCTCTGATCGACGCACCTAGCAAGGAGACAAGCACATCATTTCATTGCTTTTTTGGCCGCTAGACGCCCGAATGGCAGTGGTCGCCCGGGTGTTCGGCCTTGCCAAATTTTGCCAAAGCGCCTATCTTGCCAGCATGAGCACGATGAACATTTCCCTACCGGAATCGCTCAAGTCCTTCGTGGACGAGCAGGTGACGACGCGCGGCTTTGGGACGAGCAGCGAATATGTGCGCGAGCTCATTCGCAAGGACCTCGATCGTCAGCGTCTGCGCGGCTTGCTGCTGCAAGGCGCCCAGTCGGCGCCGGCTGCAACGGCAGATGACGGCTATTTCGAGGGTCTGCGCGCCAGGGTCCGCAGCAATCGAGCGACGTGACCGCCAAGCCGGTCATTCCGCGCGAGCTTGCCAACCGGGACATCGAAGAGGCGCTCGACCACTATCTCGACCAAGGCGGTGAAGCCGTCGCCTTGGGGTTCGTCGACGCTTTGGAGCGAGCCTACCAGCATGTCGGTCGGCACCCTGCAAGCGGCTCCAGCCGCTATGCCCATGAGCTCGATTTGCAGGGCCTCAAGTTCTGGCCGCTGAAGCGCTATCCCTATCTCGTGTTCTACATCGAGCGCGAGACCCACATCGACGTCTGGCGCGTGCTCCATGCCGAGCGCGACATCCCTGCCTGGATGAAGGATCCGGACGTCACCTGACGTCAGGACCTATCCATGAAGGGCATGAGCGAGCGCCAATACGCGGCCCATGTCGGGCTGTCGCGTGGCGCGATCCAGAAGGCCAGGCTCGCAGGCCGGCTTGTTCTGCTACCAGACGGCTCGATCGACGCGGCGGCCAGTGATGCGCGCCGCGCCGCCATGACGGACCCGTCGAAGCAGCGGTCTACGCCGAGCGCCACGAAGCTGAGGCCTGTCCCGGATGCCGCCCTCTCGGCGGTGGGCGACACGCTGCGGGAGAATGGCATCGCGACCCCGCCCAACGGTGGCGGGACGACTTTCCTGCAAGCCAAGACCGCCAATGAGGTGCTGAAGGCGCAGGAGCGCCGCCTCAGGCTTCAGAAAATGAAGAACGAGGTGGTCGACCGGTCACGGGCGACTGCGCTGGTGTTCCGCCTCGCGCGCGAGGAGCGCGACACATGGGTGAATTGGCCCGCGCGCATCTCAGCCCTGATGGCGGCCGAACTCGGCGTCGAGGCGCATCCGATGCAAAAGGTTCTGGAGACGCATGTCCGCGCCCATCTCGCCGAGCTTGCCGAGATCCGACCCGAATTTCGCTGACGCGGACCTTCGGTTCGTTGAGGCTTTGGCCTTCGAAGGCGCTGACGAGCTCTGGAGATCATGGCGCGACGGGCTTACGCCCGATCCACTTCTCACGGTTTCGGAATGGGCTGACCGCCATCGCTTCTTGAGCCCACGCGCTTCAGCCGAGCCCGGGCGCTACAGAACGGATCGTACGCCCTACATGCGCGCGATCATGGACGCACTATCGCCGTCGCATCCGGTGCGGCGCATCGTCTTCATGAAGGCGGCGCAGGTTGGCGCGACGGAAGCAGGAAACAACTGGATCGGCTATGTCATCCATCACGCACCGGGGCCGATGCTCTCGGTGCAGCCGACTGTAGAGCTTGCCAAGCGGTTCTCGCGTCAACGCATCGAGCCGCTGATCGCCGAAAGCCCGAGCTTACGCGAACGGGTCAAACCGTCCCGCGCGCGTGACGCCGGCAACACCGTCCTGTCGAAGGAATTCCCGGCGGGTCTTTTGGTCATCACCGGCGCGAACAGCGCGGTCGGCCTGCGATCCATGCCGGCGCGCTACCTGTTTCTCGACGAGGTCGATGCCTATCCGCCGTCCGCCGACGAGGAAGGCGATCCT